CCTTGTTTACCGGCTTGCCCGCTTGGCTTGAACGCCATCCATTGCAAAAGGCCAGCTTTAGGATGTCTTCGGCGCTGGTGAGGGGCAGGGGATGAACGCCAGAGATTCCATTACCGCAGCCATCGCCCTGTGCCTGTTTTCGTCTCCTGCGATCGGCATCGGCGGGGCCTTCCACATCTGCCAGCGGCGTTCTGCCGATTGCCTGAACGGGTGGACAGCTGCTGGCTCTGGAGCGCTGGCCGCGGCCGGCCTGGGTGCTGCCATCCTGGCGAAGCTGGACGATCCGCAGGCTGAAACCTTGCGGCACACCGAGCCCCAGCAGGACCGCACCCCCAACCCATGACCATCAGCAACGCCTATCAGGTCGCTGTAGCTGGCGGGTTTCCAGGGACCGAGGCGCAGTGGCTGGCGTCTCTCTCGATCCGGTCACGCATCATGTTTGCCCTGGCCGATCTGCTGCAAGGCGCGGCCCCCGAAGGGGAGTCTGATATTCCGTGGCTGGTGGACAACCCTGGCAGCCGCCGTCCACAGTTGTTTCTGGATGCCTCCCGCGTGGCGGGGCCCGGCGATTGGGTGGTAATTGATTTGGGCATGGAAGGAGAGGGTCTTGATCAGCCTGGCGATACCTGCCGGGTGATCTCATCGCTGCCTGTGGTTGTCACCATCTCGATGCCCCGACAACCGGGAGACCCACCTAACTGGCAGCTGCTTGACCCGTTTTACGTGGCAGTCCATGGCAGGGTTATGGGCGGCACTCGAAAGCTCGGTGGATTGTGCCGGGGGATTCAGTCAAAGGGTCGATCGGACGAATCAAACCTCCAAGCCGCTCTGATGAGATGCGTTTATGATGTCACCTATGCCACTGATCAAACTGACGTGAAGATGAACCGGTTATGAGTTCGAAGCCACCAGCCCGGCCAGCGCCACTCCCGGCGCCACCCGAGCCGCCATCATGCGGCGGTGAATGGTACCGAGAGCCCCACGAAAACAAATGGCGGGAAATGCCATTGATCACACCCCCAGTGCCCACCCTGCCCCCGACTGATGGACAATCTATTCACGATCAAACCTGAGGCCGTCAGCGGGACCCTCGAAACCCTGGCCGGTTCGGATGTCGTGCGTTGCTACGACTTCCTGCCTACCATCCAGGAATTCTCGGCGGTTGAGCGCGAAACCCTGGGCGTTCGGCCAGGGACCCCTCAGCCGTCAGCAATGACCATGAGAATGATGCGGTTTGCGGTGCCCATGGAATGGGCCGGCAGCGGCACCCCTGGCACAGCGTCGGGCAATGACAAAATCGCCCTGGCTGCTGGAATGGGCAAGGCGGTGGTCGGCGCCACCAGCATTACCCGCACCCCAGCGTGGCCCTCACCTGCTACCACTTACTCGGTTGGGTTCCATTGCGAAGGCGTGCGCTACGCGGGGGCCGGGGCCCGCTGCAACAAGTTGACCATTGAGGCCGAGGCCAATGGTCCACTCCGGGCAACTGCTGAATTCATGGCGCTCTATAGGGACTCGGTGACGGCCGCAAACCCAGCACCTGTGACCTATCCGCCGCAGGTGGATGCAACCATTTTTGACAGCGCCGCCACAACCCCAGGCAGCGCCACCCTGGGGCCCGTTGGAGGCACGGCGGTGCCGCTGTGTTTCACTAGTTTTTCTTGGGTGAAAGAAAACACGATGGAACTAATCGACGACTTTGGCTGTGTTCCATATATTAACTTTACTAAATACGCGATTAACGGATCATGCAGGGTTGCAAGGCCTGCAATCTCTACGCTGGACATTCCAGCACTGCGGAAGAATTCTACGTTGTGCGCGTTGACCCTGCCGATTGGCACCACTGCTGGCAACATAATGACATTCAACCAGCCCAGAATACAACTAACTAGCGTAGAGTTAGTTGACGTTAAGGGGCTTCCTTATTATGATATTCAATGGGTAGCCCGGTTTGGTGATCTTGTCAACCAAGAAGGGTCTATTGTTGAGACTTGATCGCCTAAACTGCCAACTCTAACCCTTTGCAATCATCTTCCCATGGCTTTTGATTTTTACGAAGTAGGCGACATTTTTAAAGCGGAAGTAAAGCATAACGTCACGCTGGAAGATGGAACGCGACGGGACATAACGTTTACCGCGTTTTTTGAAAGGATGGAGCAGACGGAAATTCAAGAGCTAAACGAAGCAATCAGGCACTATCGGGCTGTACTCCTGGCAATTGAAGACGGCAGGGAGCCCCCTAGCGCGGCCAAGGGCGTGCAATCAGTTGACTATGTTCATATTGCTAATCGCGTGTTACAGGGGTGGGGCGATGACATGCTTTACGACGGGAAGCCGTGGAAGTTTGACGAAGATTCAAAGAGAAAGGTCGTTCAATTCCCAGGGATGGCGCAGGCGATTGCTGATGCTTGGACAGAATCAACCGCACCTGAAACCGGAAAAAAGCCAACCTCAGGGAGATCGCGGGGGAATGGCATCGGCAAATGACCCAGGCGCCGGCCAAAACATGGGAGCAGGAAGAGGCTGCACAGCGGCGCTCTGCTGAAGGGCTAGGCATTGTTTACGTGCCCCAGTCTCGCGCGGATCGGCTTAAGCCTGCCGAGCCTGTCTGCCGGATATGGCCCGAGAACATGGACGCCTTCTTGCTCTGGTGCAAGGTGGCCCCCACCCAATGGCACTGGGCCACGGGTTACACCCCAGAGGGATACCCGCAATTGATGCGGACAGGCCTAATTCATGAAGCCGCAGTCCAGCGGGCCCTGCTGGCCTGGGGTCGGCGCCGCGTTGACGCGATCATGGATGATCTCGCAGTGATCGAGTACGAGTTTCTACGACTGGAAAAGGGATTCTGATGGCCGTCAACTTTGCTGCAATTCTCAAAATCGCCGCCCAGGTTGTCGGCACCGAGCAAGTCGCCAAGCTCGGCTCAACTTTCAAACAGGTAGAAGGTGCCACGCAGTCGCTCACGAGCAAACTAGGCCCGTTGAGCGGTGCCCTGGGGGCCCTTGCCCCGATTGCAACGATTGGCGGACTGGGGGCGCTGGTGGGAAGAACGATTGAACTAGGCGACTCGATGAACGACATGAGCCAGCGAACTGGCGTCAGTGTTGAATCATTGGCCAGGTTCAGGAAGGCGGCGGCGACATCAGGAACTGACATTGATGCAGTCGCCAAATCGCTTGTCAAGCTCAGCAAAGGCCTCTACGAAACCGCACAAACCGGCAAGGGTCCGGCGTCCGAAGCGCTGCAAGCTTTGGGTATCAGCGCAACGGATGCAGCCGGTAAGTTAAAAACAGCTGATCAAGTTACGTTAGAGATTGCCAATAAATTCAAGACTATGCCAGACGGTATAGAGAAAACAGCCTTAGCGATGCAGCTGTTTGGCAAATCAGGCGCTGACATGATCCCGATGCTAAATGAAGGTGGTAAAGCTATTGAATCTTTAAGCGTAAAGATGACCGCTGCTTTTGCTAAAAAGGCTGATGAGTATAATGACAAACTGGCTATGCTTGGCGGCAAGGTCGGCGGTCTTGCTGCTGGGCTGACCGTGGCCTTACTGCCGGCGCTAGATGCAACAGCCACGGCGCTGACTGCGGTGATTGATGCCTTCACAATGCTGCCAGGCCCGATACAGGCAGCGGTTGGCGGTGTGGCGCTGTTGGCCGTGGGCTTTACCCTGCTGGCCCCCATCATCACCAGTGTGGTAACGGTGCTGGGCGCTTTTGCCGGCCTGGGCATTGGCGCCACTCTGGCGGGCATAGCTGGCGCGATTGTGCCGGTAGCCACCGGACTGGCCGCCCTGGTCGCCGGGTTCGTGACTGCCCCGATTCTGATCGGCTCGGCAGTCGCGGCCACAGCCGTCGTCATTTTCAGTTTTCGCGATCAGATCGCCGATGCCTTCCGGGGCCTCTGGGATCTGATCGCCAACCCCACCACCGGCTTCGTCGCAATGATCGGCGGCGGCTGGAACATAATGATGGACGGCATCAGCGGCTATGCCAGCAACATCCTCACCAATCTGGGCGAGAACTGGACGGCCTTCATCGACACCATCATCGGTCCAGAGAATGGCTTGATTGCACGCCTGGGGCAAACCTGGAACCTGGCCATGGATGGAATGAGGGACTATGCCGTGGGCCTGGTGCAGCCCATCACCGATGCCTGGCAGTCGATCATCGGCACCGTGCGGGGGGTGATCAATTCGGCCCTCAGCCTGGCAGGGCGGGCGGTCAATGCCTTCATCGAGCAGATCAACCGCCTAATCGCCGCGGCCAATTCGGTGAGCGCCGCCGTGCGGGGCCCGCAGTTGGGGATGATCCAACCGGTGCAGGTGCCCCAGTTCGCCGGCGGCGGTTACACCGGCAACGGCCCACGGTCTGGCGGCCTCGATGGGCAGGGCGGATTTATGGCCATGCTGCATCCTCAGGAGCAGGTCATCGATCTGCATCGGTCGGTTCCTCGCGCTGCCACGGGCGGCGCTGCCCCCGCAGGGGCCCCCCGCACCGGCGGCACTTTTGCCCCAGTGTTCAACCTCAGCAACAACGGCCCCGTCTACCGGCTGCCCGATGGCACCGATGCGGTATCCCTGGCCGATGCGCAAGCCATGGTGGCCGATGGTGTTGGCCAGCTCTGGGACCGCCTCCAGAGCTATGACGGGCGCAAGGCCCTGGGCATGGCCTGATGCCTGCCACCGGCCCCTACTTCTGGACCCAGACCATCAAATGGATGGACCCCTCCGGCGTGGCGCGGGCCCGCTGGCACCGGCTCGACCTGGCCGACAACTTGCCCTTCAGCAGCTGGAATGCAGGCGACGGTGACGGGCCACAGGCCTGGCGGTATCAGGAATTCAATTGCCCAGGGTTTGATTCAGGCCTGGTAGCAGCATCGGCCCAGATCTCGTGCGCCTATTCCGCATCGGCCCTGGCCTTGGCCCGGCAGGCGGAGGCCGAGGGCTGGTTCCTCGATCTTGTCCAGTACCAGCTCATCACCGGCGGCCTGGTGCGGGTCGATTCGGTCCTGATGGGCAGCGTCACCGCTTCAGGCGGCCTAACGGCGTTCTCGATTGCAGCGACCAGCTCCCCGCCACCGGTTGCGGTCTCGGTGCCCCCACTGATCCTGACGCAGCAGAACATAGGCACCCCCTGCCGGTTGGATTTCTGATGATTGCGTTTTCAAGCTCTAGCCCCGGCGGCTCCCGGCATACCAAAGGATCAATCGCCCTGGGTGGCGCGGCCCCTGCCGCCCTGGGTGGCGCGGCTAAGGTGGTGGCCACCGGCGGGGTAGAGCCCCCCAGCGACTGGAACTCCCCCCAACGGGCGGTGCAGCTGCTCGAACGTGCGCCTATCGTCTGGTGCCGGCGGATCGGCGACAGCTGCAGTAGCCCCTCAGATGCTGGAATTGGTGGCGTGATCCTCAGCCCTGGCGCGTCGGCCTGCCGGTTTGATTCGCCAGAGATCGATGGCGATCCGGTAGCCAATGCCGTTGCGGCCAAATACCGGCTGGTTCTCAGCCAAGGCCGGCTCGGGGGTATCCACGTCAGAGACGTTTTCCATGGCCGTTGCCGAGTCGGCGCGTTCTCCCAGGCCTACGGCAAGCCTGCAGGCAGGTGGACCCCTGGCAATTTTCTGGTCGATGTTTATGACGGTGCTCAACTTATAGCCAATAAAGTTGAAGCCCCCACTCAATGCGGCACGGCTGGAACATATGAAGGCCTAACTACTTTTAGTTTTGCTGTTACATATTTTAACGGCTTTGACGAAAACGGCGTCGGTCTGCCAGACCGTGGCCACTGGAAGCGGCAGATTCATCTATTCATTCGCAATGGCGTCGAAACAACCAGGCTACTGGATAACACCTACGGCAGCTCTAATAACCTGGCTGATCTATACTTATTCCTTTTGAACAATGATGGCCGCACTTCAGATGTGCAGATTGATCGAGAATCACTGACTGCAGCAGCTCGATTCATGGATGTTAATGGGCTGTTTTGGAATGGCGTGCTATCTACCCCAACCAGTATCAGCGATTTGATGAGCAAGATTGGACCTTATTACATGGTCCGAGAAACTAAAATCAATGGCCGCTACGGCCTGCGGCCACTGCTGCCCGTAACGCCATCGGGTGCGATTGACACTGGCCCGCTGCAGCCTAAATGGGTCTTCAACAACGAAGCGATTGTCGATGGCAGCTACACATTTCAGGGCGTGGGTCCCGAGGCTAGGAGGCCGTACAGGGCCCTGGTCGCATGGCGGCAGCAGGGAGGCGCGGGACTGGATCGAATGATCCGAACCACGCCAGTAAGCTACGGCGACACCCCAGATACTGCGCCAACAGAAGAACACGATCTAACCCAATCCGTCACCACGGAGATTCATGCGGCTAGGGCGATGCGGTTTGTTCAGGCAAAGCGCCGATACATCACCCACACAGCATCTGCAGCCGTCAAGCCTGGCTATTGGGATTCCACCCTAGGAGAGGGCGAATTGATTGCATTGCAGCTGGATCGCACTGATCTGGAGGCCGGAACAACTGATCAACTGCGCGAGTGGTACTGGATCACCAGCACCAGTATTAGCCAAGATGGTCAGCTGAAACTTGCCCTGGAGCAATGCCCGGTTGATGCACGGGGTCGGTCGCTGGTGGCCCTTGATGTTGCGGCGGTCACCGCCCACGGCGGCATCTGGCCATCAGGCGACACCGCCCCCCCCTGCGACGCAGACGCCAGCAGGGCCACCGATTGCTCAATTCCCCCCGAGGATGCCGATTCCTGGACCGACGATGAAGTCTGGTTCTACGGCCGTTACGGGCGCAAACCTGGGCCAGGCGAATTTGTAGGCGGCGGTTGGCGCAGCGGGCCATCTCCCGCCCCTCCTGCTGGACCCACGGGTGGCGGTGGTGGAGGCGGTGGCGGCGCCCCTACTCCGCTGCCACCGACTGGCCCTGTCGAGCCCCCTGGCATCCCGAGCTATCCCGGCACGCCCGTGGGTCCAGCAAAGCCGCCCGTGCCACCACAGCCGCCAGCCGACTTCACAAAATATACACTTCTCGCCGGCTTTGAAAGAGTAGAGGGAGTCACCGGAGTTACTGAAGTTGTAATTGTTCAACAAGATATAATGGTTAACCCCGGCCAGACTGCGCAAATAATTGATATAACGCCATACGAGGACGGTACGGGCATTTACAGCATTAACACACTGACGGTCGGAGTTTTCAACGCAGACGGAACCCAGGCCCGCCAGTTGACCTACGATAGAGGTTCAATGTTTGGCTCAAATACGGCGGTGTGGGTCTATAGGTGGATCACTCGGGAACTGGGCGGCGGATACGCCTGATGACCACGTTCCCTCCCTTGGTCCCTGCTGATGTTCTCATCACCCCCGGCGCAATCCCTGCGACGGTGGTTCAGGGCTATGACGGCAGCCCCGTCACCACCACGGCAGACACGATGGCCACCGGCGACGCGCTGACCCTGCCGTTCCAGAACCTCTCCGAGGCTGAGGCCAACGTAATTCGCAATCACGAGCGCGATCAGCAGGGCCGTCCATTTGCGTTTGATGCCATTACCCTGCCCCCAGCTCTGTCGCTGCCCGGCTATGCCTGGGTCTACGCGGGCGACCCTCAACAGGAGGACATCCGATCGGTTGCGGGCTCCGAGCTTTATTTTCTGACCTGCACTTTTCGGGCGGTGCGGGCGCGGGTGGCCCTGGTGCCGAGCGCCACATCCCGCATCGTGCTGCGAGCATCCCCCGCCAGGGCTCTGCCGGCTGGGCCGCCGGGGGGCACCTCTTCCATTCGATTGACACCTACGGCAGCCGGGGTCATGACGACACCCCCAGGTGATCGATCGTTCCTGCTGCTCCGTCCTACAGCGGCAAACGTTATCTCTACGCCACTTAACGATCCTTTGTACGGTTCCGTTATTCTACATCTGCCAATGACTGGCGAAAATAACAGTACAATATTTACCGATGTTAGCGAGACAGGATTAACTACAACCCCGCAAGGCAACGCAAAAATCAGCACAGCCCAAAGTAAGTGGGGGGGTGGGAGTGGCCACTTTGATGGCGATTCAAGCTGGCTTGCGGTCGCATTATCTAAAAGCATTGATACAAGTGATTATACAATTCGCTTTTGGTTTCAATCTATTAACGTTACAAATAATGGCCTGTTTGAATTTGCCACCACCAGCGGCACTCCTAGCGGATTGCGAGCCGGGCTTTTTGATCAAACTGCCAACGGGCAAAACAGTGTACAAATCCAAAGAAGCAGTGAAACCGTCGATGAATCACTCTCTTTAATTTCTGATAACACTTGGTACTTTTTCCAGCAAACCCGCACTAATGGAGCGGTTAGAACGTCAATTGGCTCAACAGCAGGCAACATTCTTTCATACGATCCTATAATAACCAGTCCAGGCAGAGACTGGACGGACAACTTTTCTCAGGGATTTATTGACATTGGCCTTTATGCTGGAGTGGGCGGCATTGTCTACGGAGTCGCCAGTTTCCATGGTTACATAAATGATTTTCAAGTAACCAAAGCCGCGCGGCCGCATGTCGTCCCAACTGGACCGCTGCCGATTTTTTAATTACTACACGGCGGTCAACGAAACCCCAGTCACAAGCCACAATCCCCCAGGCCGCAGGCTCCATCTGGGCGCCGACGCATAGCGCCACAGGGTCACCGGCGGCGGTGATGCACGGCCAACCCAGGCAGCAGCCGGGAGCCCCCAGCATGACAGCAGTCCCACCGTGCGCCAGTGCTCCTGGAGGTCATCAAACTGCGCGGGGGTCAACAGCGGCAATGGCAGCTCCAGAGTTTGGCCCCGGACGGCATTGCCCGTCCTGAACCGCCGATCAATTTCATAGGCGATGCTGAATCCCCCGAGGGTGTGCGGCCTGCCGATAAGGGACAGGGATGCAGGAAAATCCATTAAGAAGCCAGTGCAGAAATTTCTATGGTGTTATCTCCAACGGGAAATACGTTACCGCCTGAGAGATATGGTGCTCCAAAATTCATTATTAAAATCACGCGATCATCACTAGCGGCACCACCAAGCCGTAGATAAAATGCAACGTATTGGGCTGTATATGTAGCAGCTGGAAAGATTGGCCCATTAAATTTAATGATTGTTTTGTTTGCTGTGTCATCACGATTGATAGTCAGCGGGCACACGATGCCCCCAGCAGTGTAGCCAGCGGCTGACACCTCAAAAGCTGTCAGGCTTGACCTATAAGAATGCGCTACGTTTGGCGTGTAGCTTGCCGTCAGAAGCATCGCGTAAACCGTGGCAGTAGAAAGTATTAGCTGTTTATTGAAAATCGCCGTAAGGGTTGCGGTCGGGATTGTGTGCGCACCATCTCCCAGGAAAGCCGCGTCAAAGGTTGCGGCTTCAACCCTGAAAATTCCGCCTACGTGATTTTGCGGCGACCCAAAATTGTTGTATGCTAGTATATATTGCTCAGAAGGTATTGAACCTGTAGGGCGATAACAAATCAGCATACCCTGAGCGCCCGTAATGTTGGCGTCGCTCCACTGCGTCTGGGCGATGGTCGTTGTGACGATCGCGCCTGCCGTGGCAATGGTCACGGCGAGGGCTTTACCGCCTGCTGTGTAGCTGCCTACTGGGGTGATTTCGCCGCTGGTTACCGATGCCCTGGTGTCCATGGTGTCAGGGTCGAACACAAACCCAGGCCCCATCAATTGCCCGTACCATGTGCCAGTCAGCGGAGCTGCTGGGGTGGCGATGGAATTTAGGTAGGCATTGGCGTAGGTGAAAGATGGCACGCGAAATCAGGGCTAGGATCTTGACAGCAGCTTAATCCCGCTAGTCATGGCCCCATCGCCTACCGTC